AGGGATTTATGGCAACAGAGACAAGCAGCATCGATGATGTACTAGCAAGCGCGCACTTACCGCAAGCTGCATACGTAGAGCCTGAAACACAAGAACCAGAAACCGATACGCAGCCCGATGTGTACGGTAATGACGAGCCAGAAGAAGCACCAGAAGCACCAGAGCCGGAACAAGAAACTGATGACTATGGCAATGAAACCGTTAAACAAGAATCAAAGTCATACACTGAAGATGAAGTTAACGAGCGCATTAACAAGGCAGTGCGTGAACGACTAGCGCGATTAGATAAGCAGCCAGCGCAACAGCAGCAACAGCAACAAGCCAATAAACCTGAGTTTGAATATAACCCGGAGTCGGAACAATCATGGCAAACACAGCTTGAGTCTTTCGTTGAGCAAACTGTTACTAAAATGACAAGCAAACGTGAAGTCGTACAACAACAGGAGCGCGAACAACAAGCGCAAGCCGTGTTTGAAGAGAAATTCCAAAACGGCATGAGTAAGTTTCGTGACTTTCGTGATGTAGTTGGCGCGCAACCTATCACTGACGCAATGACAGCGGCAACTCGTAGCATGACCGACCCGGCGGCCTTTCTTTACGCAGCATCTAAGCGCCACGCCCCTGATTTAGTCCGTATTGCAAACTTGACTGACCCTTACGCGCAAGTTTTAGAAATGGGTAGACTAGAGGAGCGAATGAAGAAAAACCGTGCCGTATCTAGTGCGCCACGCCCCATAGCTAGAACGCGAGATGACTCAAGCATGACCACGCACAAGAGCGACAAGCAGCCGAGTATTGAGGATATGATTGCGGCTAGTGATGCTAAACGACAATCCTTACTGCACGCTAAGTATAGACGATGATTGCATAAATAGTTTACTATTGTAGGTGATGCGTAAACTATCAGCCTCCATCAGCTGGAATGAATAATCAGGTGTGTATTTAAGTCTTCCGCCGGACAAGAGAGATAGCCCCAATCTTGGGAATTATTAATTTTGTTCGGAGTTAAATCATGGCTAATGTGTTCAGAACCACAAATTATATACTAGATGACGTATTTATACGCTTCTGGAATAGTCTTTCTTTCGTCAGAACGGCATCAAGAAACCTTGAATCAGACTTCAAAACATTAAAATACGCTACTGGTCAGACCATTAACTATCGTTTAGAAGAACGTTATTTAGCTGGTGAAGGTGCGTCTGCTACATCTGAAGCTCGTGTTCAAGTTGTACGTCCTTTATCAATTACTAAACAATTTCGTACCATGGTTGAGTACACTGGCTTTGATTTAACATTTGACCGTGCTCGCGATGAACCTTATTTGGAGATGGCTAATGCCCCAAGAGCTAAACGACTTGCAAATATGGTTGAAAAATTTGTGGCGGCGGATAACTTCCAAAAGCAAACTTATCAAGCAGTCGGTACTCCTGGCGTTCCGGTAGATTTCAATACAATCTTGACCGCTGACGCGTACATGACTGAGCTAGCAATCCCTGAAGATGGCAAACGCTTTGTTGGTGCTAGTCCTCGCGTATCTGCTAACTTAGCGAATGACCTTCATACTGTCTTCAACAACACTGTAAACACTGGTGCGTTGATTGACGGTTTCATTGGTCATATGTCAGGCTTTGACATGTTCAAGACTAACTTCTTGACACGTCAAATTGCAGGTGCGGGTCAAGCGGGTGGCACACCTCCAGCTGGCTTTAAATTGGGTGGTGTCGTTACGAATGGACCAATTACTGGTGGCAATACCATTTCAGTATCTGGTGTTGTAGCGTCAACAATCGTGTTCAAAGAAGGCGATATTATCGAGATTGCTAGTGCGGCTGGCGTGTTCATGGTCAACCCGTTGACTTATGAGTCTCTTGAGCAAGTAGCGCAATTTGTTGTTACAGCGGACGTTACATCAACTTCTGGCGGATTGGCTGACATTCCTGTTAATCCTACGATTGTTATATCTGGCGCTCGACAAAACATCTCTGCCGCTATTCCTAACGGTGCACAGTTGTTATTGAGTAACGATCATAACGTATCTCTAGCCTATCATTCACAATCCGTAGTATTCGCAGCTCCTCCTTTGAAAGAACTAAAAGGTGGTGTTGAAGCGGTTACACGTTATAGCGACCTGTATAAACTTGCTATGACATACTCTTTGGGTGCTGATATTCGTAACTACGAACAGTTAGATCGTATCGACGTAATTTGCGGTGTTGCGATTAATCCAGAGTTTGCTGTACGAATTCGCTCTTGATGCAAGCGGGCGGGGAAACCCGCCCAACTATTAGGAGTTAAAATGTCAAAAGTATCCTATCTAGGCCGTATGGTAGACGAAGAAGGCTTTAGGGCATTTATCTACGCAAAAGACCAACAAAAAATAGTAAATAGTTGGCACGAATTTATAAATGAAATGAGCACCGGCGTTTGGTTTGCAACCGCTGACGATGTACCCAAAAAGAAGGCCACTAAACATGCCAACCGTCCGTGAATTCTGTACGCAATCTTATCGCTTAATTAGTGCAAGCAACCCTACCACACCATTGCACGGCGATGACTTGTCACTAATGATTACTGTGATGAATCAGTTACTTCAATCCTACGCGGCTACAGGCTTGATGTTAACGATTGCAAAAGACGCCACAACCACGGTAACTATCGGGCAAAAAGAAATAACTGTAGGGGCGGCAAACATTGTGCCTACGCCAAATATTACGTTAGGACGGCTAGCTAATTTAGACTCAGCGTGGCTTTTGCTTAACGGCGTCACCTATCCGCTAATTGATGAATCACGTAATGAATTCTTTGCAGCGTTTAAGTATGAACCCTTGCAGGGATTGCCACGCTTTTTGATTGTTTTACCTGACACTGACGTGGTTCGACTTCGATTATATCCAGCACCAAGCCAATCATATGAGTTTTATATGAGGGCTAAATTTCAGCTTGATGGTCTTACCAGTAACAGCGATATGAATCTTGTACCACAGTATTATCACCGGTTTTTACTGTTTGCAGTGGCACGTGATACGGCGATGTATAAGGGTCGGTCTGCCGCCTGGGATGAAAAGCTTGAGATGCTGTACAAAATATCAAAGGATGAGATGGAAGCGGCTAGTGAAGTTAATCTAGCAATTACTGGCGATCGTGCAAGCATGTTAAATGGCGCGTGGCGAATTAGGTCTGGGGTATAAATTATGGCACAGGAACCGATTGACATCTTTGTATCATTTAACCGACAAAGGTTCACGCAAGCGGGTTCATCTGACCTTGCAAACCACTACCACGTTACTGATAAGTCAATTAAGAAGGGCAAGGCACTGTATCCGGCAATGGGTCGCAAGCACATTGAGTTTTTAGGAACGCCACGGTTTATATTTGATTTAGAACCTCGTTTGATATTTAAAACGATTGATTACTTGTACGTTTTTGTAGGTGCTAACGTTTATCGTTACGACAAGTTTTATAATCAAGTTTCTTATAATAACACTGATTATAATCGTGTTGTCGGTGACATATGGCCGGCTTACTTGACTGTTGGAACGGATGTATTTTTGATGTTTAGCGCGGACAGTGGCGCAGGACGCAAGTTATTTGTAATTCAGGAATCACCCTCACTTGTGGTTTCTACCATGGTAACGGTTACCGATACAAATGCTCCAATGAACCCTCTCTTCATTGCGGCTTTTGGTAACCGTTTTGTCGTTAGTGAGTCTGATTCACCGGAATACAAGCTAAGCGTTGTAAATCTTGGTGGGTCTTTTAATCCGGCTACATGTTTCACGGTTGCGGGTTCGCCCTTGTTTAACCAAGCGACGGGTAAGATTAAGCAGATGGCGGTGTTGCATGGTCAGCTTTATATATTCAATGACTTTACGTGTGATGTGTGGGCAAATATACCGAGTCAAAACGTGCTGCCTGGGGTTGCTACGCCTGTTTTCCCATGGAAATTAAACACAAGTTTTAACTTTGATTTTGGTATGTTTGATCCATTCAGCTTAGACGTTGATTTTGGCATGATGGTGTGGCAGGGCACAAACCGAAATGGTCTAGTAGAGTTCTTAATGACGAATGGCGGGCAGCCTACGCCGATTTCAAATAATGCGGTCAATGTTTTGATGCAAAACTCGGTAAATAGTGATGGATTGAGACCATTTATTGATTTGACAG